GAATGCGGACGGGATCCGAGATTTTCTTGAAGTTCATGACGCTTCAATTGCCGTGTTGAGAAACAGCTGAAATTCTCGCTTGGAGATGAGCTTGGTGTGACCGAAGCCCGTTAAGCCTAGCATATAGACTTCTGAGAGACTGGAAGTCTCCTGAATGCAGTTGTACCTGCTTGACTTCTTCGAGTACCTGAAGAATAAGGTGTGCTAAGAGTATATACTCTTGCTGGAGGGTTAGTCCTGGCATTGTTTTGAATAAACAATTAAACAATTTTTTAATTTAGAGTCACGAAATAAAACATGTAAGTAAGATTATTGTAATATAGATCTAGGTATCCTCTAGACATGTAATTTGCTCTTGATAAAATTTTCTTTTTAATAAACTTTTTTCTTTATTACTTATTTTTTAGAACATAAACCAATACCTGATATCTTCATCTTCCTTCCTAGAGCCAGCCTGATACTTTGACGGTCAAAACAGTCCCTTTTTCCCTAACGGCCTCCTGCCTCGGCGGTACTTCAGATCCACACAACACAGACCATTTTCTCTCTGTCACTCTGTGGATTTGGATGATAGATAGTATGTTTGTTCTTTGAATAAGCTTAAAGAAAGATTGAATATTTTATAGATCAATTTTTCCAAAAATTACAGACACTTGGATCCATTACAAGATCTCTTTATTACAATCTCCCGGACTGGGAGGACTCTTACTATACTACATTTCTCTTTCGAAACTCTTTAGGGTCTTAGCCTCTCATTGAAGAATACAAAGCTCTTAATTTCTTAGAGTGAGAAATATTGGTTCAGTATCTGATGATCCTTCAAATGGGAATGAATGCCTTCTTATATAGAGGGAATTCTTTTGTGGTCGTCACTGCGTTCGTCATACGCATTAGTGAGTGGGCTGTCAGGACAGCTCTTTTCCACGTTATTTTGTTCCCCACTTGTACTAGAGGAATCTGCTTTATCTTTGCAATAAAGGCAAAGATGCTTTTGGTAGGTGCGCCTAACAATTCTGCACCATTCCTTTTTTGTCTGGTCCCCACAAGCCAGCTGCTCGATGTTGACAAGATTACTTTCAAAGATGCCCACTAACTTTAAGTCTTCGGTGGATGTCTTTTTCTGAAACTTACTGACCATGATGCATGTGCTGGAACAGTAGTTTACTTTGATTGAAGATTCTTCATTGATCTCCTGTAGCTTTTGGCTAATGGTTTGGAGACTCTGTACCCTGACCTTGTTGAGGCTTTGGACTGAGAATTCTTCCTTACAAACCTTTGAGGATGGGAGTTCCTTCTTGGTTTTGGCGATACCAATTTGAATAAAGTGATATGGCTCGTACCTTGTTGATTGAACCCAATCTGGAATGCTGCTAAATATTTTGATGAATATAGCTGCATCTTTTGCATTTAAAACCTTTTTTCGAAAGTTTTTAATTGCTTTAACAATTCCTTCTGGGAACCATTTTAGTTCCTGTAGGTTAGGACTCGGATAGATGACCTTGGCTAATCCTGCTCGGAATGCTGTGTGAACCAGATAAGGTTCTGCGTTTTCAACAAAAGTGTATGTACTTTTGCTTGCTGAATCGTTGGTGTAGAACTTTTCTTGTACACCATCTTCAAGATCTGAAAGTCTTGATTTTTCCCATATCTGACGAAACTCATCAAATTGTATGGTTTGTTCTGCTGCAATGGCCTTGAACTTCAATGGCTGTGCTGCTCTTTCTTCTTTGACTAGTTTGACTGGTCTTAGAAAATTTACTGGGTCTTGGATGTCTTTGTTGTAAAGACTGATAGACACTTCAGCTTGCTCCTTTGATCGGAATCTTTTAGACTTTTGTCGTTTCTTGCAAATATCAGCAACAATTTCCCATTCAGTGAAAAACTCCTTGTTTGGGCCTTTATATACTGCAAACCATGACTGACCATTAGAGGCTGCTCTGAGATAATCAGGCTTGAACTCTTCTTCATCAGCTTGTTTTTGACCGAGAATAGTCATTTTGCTTTTTCCCAAAGCAACAGGGTTCAACGGATTTGTTGAGTCTTTACCGGAGCCGTTTGCAACCGGACTAGATTTAACTTTATCCTTGTCGGATTTTGGTGTTAAATTAACCAACTTTGAACTTTTTCCTTCAAGAGGATTCTGGCGTTCATTACCAAGAATAGTTTTTAGCAAACTATCAGCTTTCACCGGATTTGGTGTTTCTTTACCTTGAGCCGGACACTCAGGAATAGATTCAGTTTGTAGGATTTCTCCTTCCTGTACTGAATTAACAGTTGTGGCTTTGAGGCTTTCCTCATAAGCATGAATCTGCATTTTTACAGAATTTAATTCTATTTCTAGAATTTTTTCTTTTAGGCGCAAGGCCTTTAATTCTTCCATCACTCCCCCTCTCTAAAAAATTTTGTTTTTAGAATTTGTGTTGATGAAAACTTTGAAGCTGGAGGGCTTCTTTTATAGCTGCGTTTTTTGAAATCATACGTCAGCGCTTACGTTTTTAAGCATTAAAATCTCTCGTGAGGCAATCTGCTAAAACGTTTTTTACACCTTCAAGATGTTCGACATCAAATTGATACTTGCTGAACCAATTTTGCCAACGGACTAATCGTCCTTGTTTACTATCACCTTTAAGATTAATTCTAAGGAAATAAGTAAAATTTTTGTTATCAGTTCTTACTGTAAACCTGACTGGTGTTAGGTAAGCTGAAAACTTGGTGATTACTTGCTTGACTGCTAGTAATTCTTTATCATTGCTGTGATAATTCTTTTCTGCTTGTTTGAAGCTTCCTGAACTATACCTGCAAATTAATTCAACACCGTCAAGCGCTCTTGCTTTTAGGACACCGCCCCAAAAACTATCAGATGCATCTGTTTCAATAATGAGATGATCTTCTGGTTTAGGTAAGTAAAGCTTAGGAAATGATCCTAGGTTTTTCTTTATCTTTTTTACGTAATCTGAATCAGATTGTGTCCAATTCCAGGTTACATCCTTTTTTAGTTTAACCTGTAAAGGTTTCCTAATTTCTGCGAGTTTAGGAATATATGTCTCGGCATATGTAAGTACTCCTAAAAATCTCTGAAGATGTTTTTTATCTTCTAATCTATCTGGAAATTTATGAATGTTTTCCAAAATATGATTTTGTGGACAATGTGTCCCTTTGTCAATTTCTAGTCCTAGAAAATTGATTTTTTCCTTAAAAAGATTAGCTTTCTTTTTTGAAAGGATTATTCCATATTTTTCTACAATTTTTAAAACTGCATAAACATGGTTATAGTGATCAAGTTCTGAATTACTGAAAACGATGATATCATCAACGTAAACCATACAAAACTTATCTGCGCCATTTAAGGCTGTCTGCATATGTCTTTGAAATATGCTTGGTGCTTGCTTTAGGCCGAATGGGACCACTTTCCACTGGAAATGTCCTTGTGGGCACGTGAAAGCTGTAAGCTTTTGGCTTTCTTCGTCAAGAACTACCTGCCAAAATCCACTTTTACAGTCAAAACTGGAAAAGATGCTTTTACCTCGCAGTAATGTAAGTAATTCCTGCATGTTAGGTAGATTGTGACTATCTCCAATAGTAGCCTGATTGATTGCTTTATAATTTACAACCATTCTCTTTTTACCCCTACGTCTTTCTGCTTCATTTTCAACTAGGAAGGCTGGTGACATATGTTGGGATTTACTGGGTATAATTAGACCTAAATCAAGGAGTTCCTTAATTTGTTTGGCAAATCCTTCCCTGTCCTGTGGACTGTAGCTCATAGGTTTTACCCTAATAACTTTTAGCGGATCAATTAATTTAATTGATGCTTTCATCCATTGTTTAGACTTAATAGGGTCTATAGGATTTTCTGAACATACTTTGTCTAGTAATTGTTCTATTTTTTGATATTTTTCTGTAATTAGAAAATACCTTTCTTCTGGGTTGATAATATTCTTTGAAATATTTGTTCCCGGAATTTGTTCAGTTTTAGAATCTTTTTTCATGTTTTCTAAAAATGATGGGTTACTGACCGAAAAGGCTTTAGTAACTTTTTTGATTAGAACCATTTCATTTTTTAGGTGAAAAGCTATTCTATCTTCCCATTGTATGAACGGGTTGTATAATCTGCAGAAGTTGTTACCGATTAAGAAATCAATACCTGTTTCCTGCTGGTATACTGTAGGTATTTCGAAGGATTTACCTGCGAATTTTACCTTGAGGTTTTTGCATACCTTAGTGATCTTTATCAGCTCCTGGTTTGCAATTTTTACCTGAATGTCCTTTGGTGAATTTTCCCAAAGTTCTTCTGGTATAATGTACCTTGATGCAATGCATAGACTGGCACCTGTATCAACATAACAGTGAATGTTAAATGATTTGTATCCTTCAAAGGATAGTTTACCTTCAATATAAATTGAATTTGGATTTGTTACGTTTAAATGTAACATTTCCTGTTTGTTAAGACAAAAATGTCCTAACTCCCCCTCTCTAAAAAGAGAGCTGCTCGTCATCTGACGATGATGAATCAGAATCTGTTGTGGATTCTTCTTCTGAGGTTGTTTCTTCAATGATTTCCATTGAAAATACCTCGAGATTACCTGTGTAGGCGTCCTCTAGAGGGTAGTATCCCTCGTTCATGCCATGTATAAGAATTTTTACCTTCTCTTGGTGGCTTTTTCTATTTGGACACTCATTTGCATAATGTCCTTCTTCAGTGCAAATCCAGCACCTGCATTTTTTCCTTCCTTGCGGACAGAATTTTTCTGGTTTCTTTTTAGAGAAATATTTACCTGGTGTAAATTTTCTTTTCTTTTTCTTCCAGAGTTTTTTAAGGGTTTTCTTTTTCTTATAAGCTTTGTACTTAGAAGATTTTTTGAAATCCTTTTTCTTTGTGTCTCTGCACCCGAATGAAACAAGAGGGTCAAGACTATTTTTTGAACAACATTTTTTACTAAAATTTTTTAGTTTTTTAGATGTTCTTTGAAAATCACAATATTTAGCGATTTCTTCTTGAATGATCCTTTTAGCAAATGCTAAAGAATACTTTGTTGTGAAAGATTTTTCATTATCCCATCTTTCTTTAGACTGCTTACCTATAATAGGTATTTTACCTAAGTAAAGTTCTATCCATTTAGGAAAATCTTCAAACTTAAGTTGATTGATTTGTTTTTCGTAAAAACAAGTAAAATTATCTAGTTCACAAATATTGCAAAGCTGAGATTTTATAAGAAGTTCTTCCGCCTTTTTAATACGTTTTTCTTCTTCTTTTTCTGCCGATAAGGCATAGTCCAAACCAATGAACATTGTATAGAAGCCTGTTAACACTTCTTCTATAATTTTTTCAGGGGTTATGAGTATATCCCATGTTGCTTGTTTTATGAAAGATTTTGCAATTCCTTCAGTCCTATGTTCCATTAAGGTTAAGACTTTTAGACTTGTGTCAAAACTTTCTTTATTTGTCTGAATGATTAAGCTTATTTCATTAAACCATTTATCAATCATGACTTTTCTTTCCTCAAAACTTGATATACAATCTAAGTTAAGGGTAGAGATTTCGGTACCTCTTCCAGTGGAACTGGGTATACCTTTATGTACTGGTGGAGTGTAGAAAGGATTTCTTTCCTCTATTTTCCTTTTTCTGGTAGCTCCGAGATCTTGCTGTTCTCGTTTTGTTTCGCTACTTTCTCCTCTTTCCATTCTTATTTGTTGGAAATAGGTTTCCTCGTCCGATGACTCTGTCTCGGGTTCTGAGTAGTCTTCTGTTGCTTCTGCAATAAAAGAAATTTCATTAGGTTTTTCATCTAGATACCTAATTCTTAAACTTACCTCTTGGGCAAATTTGGTTATGAGCTCTTCCTCGTCGAGGCTCATGAGTTGTACAACTTCATCGATGTTGCACTCGTCTTTTTCGAGACTATCCCAAAGTTTTTCTGAGATTCTCATTTTCTTGGTGGCCATTTAACCGCGTTTGGGTTGCCTGAGCTTCCAAGTTCTTCGTTACCAACATTCCAGTTTGGGTACGAATATTTGACAAGTCCAGAGGACTCTTGTTTTGTTGGCACAATCTGTGTGTCTGCATTTTGCTTTTGATCAAGCATTTCTTCGATTTTCTTTGTGCATTCGCACTGATCGATTTTATCACCAATATCTTTGATGATTTTTGCCGCTGCTTCTTCAATACCTGTAGGTTTTCCTGCAGAATTTCTTTCAAGCATAGCTTTGATCTCATTAGCAGTTTTGGTTAAACTTTGAATGAGTTCACGAATTTCAGATAATGTGGCTGCCATTATCCTATGACTTTCTTAATGTCATCTCTGACTTCTGTAAGTCTTTCGTCAAAGTCTTTGACTAATTCCTTAATTAAGGCTTTTGTTACCAAGTTGTCTGGTATTCTTTTATTAAGATTTTCGATTTTTAGGTCTAAATTCTTAATTTTTTCTAAGATTTCTCCTAGTTCAGAAGCTTTTTTAGTACTTCCTTCCCCCTCTCTGAAAATGTGAGAGATATCTTTTAAAAACCTGTTAAACGGGCTTTTATTTTTGCTTATACTATCACTAGTGTCTTTTTCTAGACCAAAATATGATAATACTTTGCTTAGTTTTAACCAGTTTCGTGCTGTTATCTGATTAATATTATTGCAGTGATTAATAATAGCTTGAATACTACCATTTTGGCTGCTAAAGTAATAACTCCTAGGATTTTTTGACAAATCTAAGGGTTTTAACTTAAGAACTTTGTTCTTTTTGTAGACGTGAGGAAAGTCTAAGTGATCTTTACTCATTGTCGTAGATAAGACTAAGTTTTTTACCTAGAGTATCTATTTTTGTAGACATAGACCTAAGTAGGTTTTCGTCTTTGTTTTCAAGTAAACTTTCGTCTATCCTGAAGTTTCTTCTAGAGCTACTTCCTGTGGCTATAGATTTTTTGTTTCTGGCAATGTCCATTGTCCAGTTTTCGTCTATAGGAGATATATCACAGAATGGTGATTCTTCTATTTGACCTATGTCTTTAAAGACTTCTTCTATTTCAATATTGGAATTTTTCCTATATTCTATAGAATGGTGGCTGTTTGTCAGGGCATATCCTATTAGGTATGTGACCGTAAAAACTTTATCGCCTGTTTTCATTAAGTCTTTTCTTTCAAATTGATGAATAAAGCTTAATGTTTTATCTAAATTCTTGCTTTGTAATGACAATGCAAATTTAGGGTAAACGGTAAACATAAACTTACCATATGCGAGATTACCTCTTGCTGCTCCGAGCAGACTATCTTTTCGATTGACGATTCTATCATCGATAAGTGCCATTTTAACTGACGTATCAATTCCTTGCCGGAATTGGGCTGTAAGTAGAATCTTTACTGCTCCAAGGTGGATCATTGAGATTTTACTTCTTACTGATGGATCAATTTTCATCAGCTTTTGTTGTATTTCCTGCTTAGTTATAAGAGGAAGATAAACTTGTCCAGAGACATCTTTAATATCTACTGACATTTCTTTTGTTGAAACACAATAAAATATTTCGTTCTTTCTTTTAAAGGCTGTTTTAAAAGCTTTTGTAAGAGAAGAAGGCATATTAAATATATGTTCTTTTTCAAGATTTAAACCAGTTTTTGAAATCTGTTTTAACTTATCTTGATGGATCGTGAGATCTGCTGAAAATCCATTAGAATTTTCTTGGAAATGAATTTCTTCATTTTCAATTACCTTTTCATCCATTACAGATGTTTTTCTAGTTGAGCACATGGCTTTGATACCA